AAGTACGTATAATTAATTTTTATACCCCTGACTAGTGTGTAATTTAGAACAATTTATACTTTGATTGTTCCTGATATAATTATAACCCGCCCAGCAAGCGTGATCATTGCTCAAATGTGTTATTATCTGAAATTTAGTACCCTAGATTTAGTCAACAATGTTTAGTACAAGTACCGAAATCATTTGGCCCTCAGGCTCACCGAGGTCAGTGTTTGATAAATGTTATGAAATGCGTTTGGCGACGTATTCATAAACGGTGACGTAAGTAACTATACTAATATATTTAAGTGGCGCATTAAATTGCGGCTCGCCTTCTTGCGAAGAAGAAATAATAAAAACCGATGCCCCGTGAAACATCGAGCGACACAGTAGTGTCCAGGGATAAGTAATAAAATTTTCCAATCTATAGACGGTTAAAAGTATAGGAGAAAGACTAAGATAATAGCTCGCGGATACCTTTGCGTGCGATAGAACACAAGGTTTAAGTCAAATGAATGTCGAACATTTGATCTAACAATTTAGACAAAACCCTCAGCCTTCCAAAATGAAAGTTCTTATAAGTGACAACGTTAATGGTGAGAAAAGGCACGTCAATATTACGCCAAAGGATATTGACACCTCCCTGAGTCGGGATAACGGTGAATTCGTTGAAGTAAAGTGCGCCGCAGTTTCACACTGCATTGCACACGCCGAGAATTCCACCGCCCAATGTCTCTTGGAGGGGGATTGCAGGAAAGACCTGAATCAAGTCAAAGGAGGAATAGAAGGAGTAAAGACCCAACATAATAAAATCCAGAAAAATATGGGAATTACAATGGAATTTAGCACAAAGCTTGGAGCGAGACCAAGTTTGTTAGCAGAGGAGGAAAGACAAATCACCGTTAGTCACAATAGAGCTTCATTTACAAATAAAATATTGAAAGCTCATGAACATGTTATAGCGCCAGTGGCCGGAGAGAGACCGGACCTGCAACACTATACATGTAGCGATAAAAACTATATCTGCCAGATGGATTACACAGCACAAACAGTATCCGAAGAATCAGCAGATTCACCACAATGGGGTTCTATTCACCCATTACGCGACGCAGAATCATTACGTCGCATGTCCACATTAGATGTTGGACGAATCAGAGACGCCAGGTTGGAGTACACACCTAGCGTTTCTATGCCGAATTTTATAAGATTCGATGAACCCACCATACCAGTGTGGGTTAGAGACATGGACCAATATCATGATATTGGTGATTTGTACATGGACACCTCTACCACGAGTTCAGCCAGTGGATCATTTGATATGAGAACATATGTTTCACCACCTACACGTCCCATGAATAGAGATTATGATAGAGAAATCCAAGACTTCATATTTCAGTCATACCGAAATAGAGCGACAACAGCGTTTAATGGATTAAGAGCAAACGTAAGTATGGATAAAGTTATGTTGTACACTGAGAAGATAGCTCTGCTTTTAGTTTCTATTACAGCACAAACCACGTATAGAGGATTTATAACATCTATAGTCTATGGACTCAAAGACTTCGGCGTTATATCACACAAGAAATCATTATTGGTGACGGTTATACAGTTATGCAAAGAATATCTAGACAGTGATGTGGAAGAGCAATTCGAGGATTATACTATTACCACAGAGGAAGAATATGGTTTACCACACAATGAAGACTATGATGTCCAGTCTGCTGAACGCGTCAAGATAGCATTAGATGCTGTAATAGACTGTTTGCGCAACCCCTCTCGCCTTGCAAAGAACCCAATCATCAAAGGTATAGTAAGATTTTTAAGAGCGGTTACAGCACTGGGAATGATGACATATTGCCAAGGAGATTACAATCTTAAAGGTATAAAGTTATTTGCAATAGAACCCATTTCAGGTGGAGTCTTTGAAGTGTTTGCAGTTTTAGCGGATTCATTGCAAAATTTCCTTGATTATGGTTATGCTATGGTTATGGAGAGGTCGCTTTTTCCCAGTGGTTACTCTTTTGATAAGTTACATGATTTGGAGATAAGAGTAGCTGAGATGGAAGCTTGGATGCCTTTTTTTGAAAATGGACGTCTAGCAGAGAGAGGGATGCAACGAGCCGACTATTTGGTGAAACTCAAATCCATAAAAGACCACATACTACAAGTACGTAGGGCAGCGCCAGACAAATTTGCAGAGAAAACTTTAACTCAGTTGTTTGCTAAAATGGAGAAACTATCCACTCGTGCAACAATGGTGACACTAGCATCTGGATTGAAGTATTGCCCATTTGGGTACTCCATAGCTGGGCCAGCCGGTATAGGAAAAAGTTCAATTAACGATCATCTAATCAATTATTTTTTCCAATGGAAGAAGAGAACGCAACAGTGGGTACCAGAAGGTAAAGATGCGGAATATAGAGTGACAGTTAATATGTCAGACAAGTTCCAATCAGAAGTGTTCTCACACCACATAGTCGCCACGTTAGATGATTTTATGAATAAGCGTGCAGAGAAAGTGGCACCCGGTGAAACTCCACATGATTTATTGATTAAAATAGTGAATAACGTACCGTGTACAGCTTTAAAGCCTGATGTAGAATCCAAAGGAGCAGTGCCCATGAATTTTGAATTGGTTGGATTAACCACTAATGTTGCACATTTGCATGCGACATTGTTTGTCAATGATGAATATTCTATTCTACGACGTGTTAGTTTCACACTCTTTCCTTTTGTTAAACCCGAGTTTAAGAAGGACGGTCAGGAGTGTTTGGATCCTACTAAAGCGTCGGGCCATACGGATTTATGGGATTTAGATGTTATGTATCCAATAGCCATTAAAGAAGGTAACAAAATGGTCATAAAGTGGAAGTATTTTAAATTACCCCCATCCATATCCACATCAGAGAGAAGGTTTGCGAAGAGGATCAATTTACATGAATTATTGATCCTTTATGGTGCTGAGTTAGATAGGCACCATGCAGCACAGATCAAGATTCTTAGTGAAGCCAACGATGAGAATAAGACATGTAAGTGTGGGTATCCACGTGCTATTTGTACAACATGTGTTGAACCAGAACAAATACATGAGGTTGCTGAAGAGACTACGGAGTTTATAGTGAATTCGGAACCCATCGGGGAAGAGTCGGTAAGTGAAATAGCGCCAAGAATGTTGAACGGTTCCGACTTCCCATATGTTCCCCATCATGGACCAAGGTTAAGGCCTCCTGGATTTCCCCAACATAGTGACATATTGGGACGTAATTATATACGGCAAGATCAACCCTCGGTCAGTTCATCAGAGACACCAGTTGCATCGAATACTAGCTTACCATCGCAAGTGTTCACGCCAGAGACGAGTACGACACCATCTGATGTTGAGACTTCGTCTTATGAATATAGCAGTCAGACGTTCGCAGAACCTTATACAGTTCAATGTCAGTATGCCCGTGTGCATGAATTATGGTTATTTCAGAAAATAGAGAGTTTTTGTGAAATGATTTGTCCGTGGCGAATTGTAGATGATCCGATACATGTGTCATATCCTTGGTTGATAGACTGGGTACCAAATGTGGTGCTGAATAAATTTCCAGACCTGATAGAGATTTCTTTTTTTACGAGGACAACGATAAGAAATCGGCGCATTATCGCAGCAACCATATCTGTAACTACTTTACTGAATGGGATAGCCCTACTTTATAAGATTTGTGTAGGAAGATCTAAAGTGTGTAACATCCTAGCTGGTTTATTTCAGATATGGGCATTGATTCTTATGCACAACCAACATGCAAATTTAGTTGCTAAATATTATGTACAGCGAAATTTGCGTTGGAGTAATTTGCTTTCTTTATCGTGGGTACCACGCATAGTGAGGGTGCGGCTCAAATACATATGGTCATTAGTTTTTATTTTAGGTGTGGTAACAATGATTAAAAAAATTATAAACAGTATATATCCAGTAGAGAAAATTATAAACAAAGTGCATACAGTAGAGGCTCCAGTGCACGTCACAGAGCGAATAGATGGCAATTGCCAAGGTGGAATAGTATCTATACCAAATGCTAGACCTGTATGGGGTGGAGTGCAATGTGTACCACTATTGAAGCCTGAGGAACACAATGTCACCTTTTCACAACTTTTTAGTATTGTGAAGAAGAATATGGCCACCATAGAATATGTGACTCAAGATGATAAGACATGCATGTGTACGAGTTTAATTTTGTGCTCGGGATTGATTTTAGTGCCAAAACACTTCATCCCCAAAGTACTTACGCATGTTACCATTTATGTTGGATCCAAAGAGCATAGTGGTGGGATTATAAGGTGCATTCTTAAGCGTGAAGATGGTTTTGAATTGGATCATCGTGATTTGGTCATTTACCACGTTCCTAACTTAGGTGATAGAAGAGATATAGTACCATTCCTGTCACGATTTTTGTCAACAGACACAGTGATTTGCAAGTCCATATATAAAGACAAGGCAGGATTGCCTGTGATGAACGATTTTTTCATTAAGGCACAGTATAGAGAAGGATTAAGAGCATCTTACCTGGACAAATCTGAATATTTTGAGTCAAATGGATTTTGTTATGAATTGAAAGAGAAGACGTTCATAGGGTTATGTGGTATGATATTAATTTGCAATTCGAAGGTGCCATATATACATAGTTATCATACTAGTGGCAGAGATAAACATGGTGTGTCACATATGATTAGTGCAACTGATGTGGCTAATGCTAAGCGTTATTTATATGACGACCAATGTGCGCGCATACGGCCCACGGACTCCGCTATGTTTAATGTTTCGAGGGTAAAAGATTTTGAACTACAATCACAGCCTACAGCTAAGTCTCCATTAATGTATTTGGATAGGGACACTTCTTTTGAGTATTTAGGTACTATTAATACTCCGGTCGTCAAATTCAAACATTCAGTGCACAAGACGATTGTTCATGAATCGGTTAACGAACTATTCAATATAACGCCAATTGTTGGCCCGCCTCCAAATGTCCCAACATGGCAACATCATCACGCATGCATTTTGAATACCACAGCAGCCAATAGTGGTTTCCCACAAGCCTTAATGGAAAAAGCAGCAAAAGATTACCTTGATGGTACACTAGATACAATGAGGCAGAGGACAGATTTGAAGCCCTTATCACTTGATCAGATATTGAATGGTGAAGATGGGGTGCGAGGTCTGGAGCCCATGAATAAGAAAACATCAGCAGGGTTTCCATACTTTCAGTCCAAGAAAAAGCTGTTCGGAGCAGAAGATGGATTGCCACTCGTTATCACCCCGGCCTTATTGCAAGATTATAATGTAAGTGAGAGAGCATGGTCAGAAAATAAGAGGTCATATGAAGTATTTCATCAGTCGCTTAAAGATGAGCCCGTTAAAAAGTCCAAAACAGTTACTCGTACCTTCCAATGCTCAAATTTAAACTTGACTATAGCATTAAGGAAATACTTCTTGCCAATAGTGACAGAATTGATCACCAAGCCGGATGTCTATGAATTGGCTGTGGGTTGTAATGCTGAGGGACCAGAGTGGCACGCTCTAATGTTGATAATATCTAAGTATGGCAGAGATAGAATTGTCGCAGGTGATTATAAGAACTACGATCAGCGTATGAGTAGCCAAGTGATATGTGCTGCATTCAATATATTGATAGAATTTGCTCATGCGATTGGATATGCAACCTCCGATCTAGACATGATGAGAGCAATAGCAACAGAAGTAATCTACCCTGTAATCCATATGAATGGCGACATGTTTAAACTGTTTGCATCAGTAACATCTGGTAATAGTCTCACCACCATCCTAAATTGCATTTGTAATTCTCTTCTGCACCGCATGTGTTATTTTGGATTAGCGCAGAGATTGAACATGCAATGTCCCCCATTTAAAGTTGTGTGTAGCCTGATGACGTATGGAGATGATTGTGCGGATTCAGTGAGACCAGGGTATGATTGGTTTGGTCATACAAATCGACAATCTTTTTTTGCTGATTTTAATATCATATACACTATGGCGGAAAAAGACCAAGAATCAAGACCATTTATCACATTGGACGAATTAAGTTTTTTAAAACGGAGACCAAAGTATAACGAAGATACAGAACTTCTCATGGCACCATTAGACGAAACTTCAATTTTTAAAAGCTTGCAATTCCTCACACGTAGTATTCTCACGCCAGAAGAAAGTGTAGGAGTTAACGCCGATAATGCATTAGCAGCTTGGTTTCAACATGGTAGAACAGTATATGAGGCCCGTGCCCCAATACTAAAGAAGATCTTACAGATGCACGATTTATACCATTATTCTAAGTGGGCCGATAGGACATATGATGATTTTTTAAGAGAGTGGAAGAGCAAGTATCAAGAAGGGATGCCTGCGATCTGCCTGGAGCACCCTGGGCGTAAAACACAAGAGTGCTGTGACGGTATTGATTACGACGAACTATTAGCCCTGAAGTTAGGCAATATGCTCGGCGCTTACCGTTGTGAAGCAGTCTCGCCAGTCGAGACACCCCTATTTAGGGGAGGTGAAGCTGACCACAATACTTCTAGCATATTCCAAGCCGGTACATGCTTGGAATCGTGTGAATGTAATAATTTGTATCCAAAAAACAACAAAGAAAAACATCGCATGATGAGCCCCGTACCAGTAATGGACGGAAAGGAAAGGGCTCAGTTAGTTAGTGGAATTAATCTTAAAAAACCACATAAACAGATGGAGAGACAGCAACCTCAACGGTCACTGTTTAAACCATTGTCGAAGGACGACATCGATATGATTTTATTAGACGATGTTGATCAAACTGCACCTGATTTTAGTGAGGTGACAGTGCCAGCGGAGGTGAGGAAGCCTACGTTGGATGAAATAAATGCCATGTACGCTCAATGGGTGAGGGATAATCATAACCCGACCCCAGCGCAGTATGAGCCACCAGTGTTTGTCGCATACAAAGACGATAAGGATTACGTCTTTCAAGCAGGCACCGCAACCACTTGTCCCGAGACATCTGGGCGCACTAGCACTGGCACAATGGTATTTTCAGATACGGATTCAAACGTCATCAACACTATTTGTGGTGAGATGGATAGCACTCGATACCTTGCGGCAAATGCTGCTGACGGTATGGCAGCTTTCTTATCACGCCCATTATTAGTGCAAACGGTAACGGTGGCAGTAGGAGCGAATACTTTCGTAGAGTTTAACCCGTGGAAGAGATTTATTGAGAATAAACGCGTTATAAATCGCATTAATAATTACAACAATCTTAG